TTGGTTTCCAAATCAATTATAATCACTTTTTGTCTTCTACTCTTTGGATCATCTGATAATGTGGAAACTTGATTCTCGAGTGCTAAAATAATACATTTCTGTTTCTTGATCTTCTCATCACGCTTTTCGATTTTCTTCTTGACAACCTTGTCTATTTCGGGTCCAAGGTCAACGAAGAACTTGGGTACCTTACGGGGTCGTGAAGAAGATTTAACCATTTTTTATACTTTTTCATAAAATATAGATTGACTTAGTTTCCAAATGCCACACCACCCATACCATTTTTGATACGAAGAATGTTATAGTTGACAGCATATGCCCTTACCATGTTACCGGTACGAGTGGTGGTACCATTGAGAGCCAATTTAGCGTTATCTATACGAGAGAAGTTGAGTGTACCTGTTGGTTGAGATTTGTTCATTGTTATACAGAAAGGCCACGTGAACGTAGAGATGGTACTTAAGGCATCCTGTGGAAGGATGGAGCAGTGCATCTCGGGTACAACGTTATGGTGGTACGTCGCAGACATGTTCTCGAATAGAGGTGTACCATTGATGTACATCGTGGCAGTGTCGAATGTCCAATTTGTTGACCATTTATTGTTATTGGCTTCGGAAGAAACAACATGTACAGCTTTGACGGGGTGGTTAAAGTAGGTGAGATCAACTTCGGTGTCACTAGCACCCATGAGTTGATGCTGTGTCTGGGTGAACAAAATCTCATGTTCAGATTCAGAAAAGAAATTACGCTCAGCGGTATCGAGGTAGACGTACGTACCGAATACCTTTACGCTATTAGGAGCGAATGTTCCTCCCCGGCATTTCACGCGGATTTCAACATCGTGGTATTGGAGACCGACAAGGGGGAGAGATTTAGTCCAATCATCACTGAAGAAGAATGGGAGAATATAGTGGTTAGCGGCGGTAGACGAACCCAGCGCATTCTGGGGAACTTCGTCCAGGGTCACGGCACACGAAGCCTTAGCTTGAGTGTCCTTATACAAGAGGTTGTGTACACCCTGGATATACAAAGCATCAATTTGGGAAACCTTTTGACCTCCGATCCAAAGTTGGAATTCTGTAGTAGTGGATTCATCCTTATCGAAGAAACCCGTGTTGGTATCACCAACACCACCGATGTTTTCGGCTTCAATCCACACATAACTCAGAAGATCACCCTTGGATTTGATAGGTATGGTCACTTCGTTTCCACTCCCGAAAGTACCGATGTAATCAAGCCTTTCTGGCTTAATCGAGAAGTTAGTGTATCTCTTATAATTTTGACGGAAAAAACTGACTTCAGGCTGACCCGTGATGTATACATCCTGGGCACCAACCGACACGAGGTCAATTAAAGCAGCTGACATTTATTAGTAAATGATATTAAAATTTTAGCTCGATGTATACACAAGGGATATGGGTGTAAAGTTTCAGGCACTCACATGGGAAACAACTGACGCAGACGATGAACATTTAGTGAGTATTTTTGGTAAGACTGAACATGGGAAATCTATATGTGTAACAACTAAATTTACACCCTATTTTTTCATTAAACTCCCTGAGCGGGTTACACAACAAACCGTACAAGAGATTTATAGAGTTCTCGACAAAAAATCACCCGACTGTCTTGTGTCATATTCGATTATGAAATCGAAGGATGTCTGGGGATTTCAAAACAACAAAGAGTTTTCCTATATGAAACTCGATTTCAAAAACTTGAAAAGTAGACGCCGTCTTGACTACATATTGAGAACCGCTATTCAGATGTCTTACGGTATGGAAAAATTCAAAGTATTTGAATCAAATATTGATCCATTACTTCGTTTGATGCATCGAACGGGTATTCAATCGACTGGTTGGCTTGACTCTGGTGACAATTGTGTCCGCACACATTTAGCAAATGTTAGCATCGATTTATTCTGTAACGACTGGAGAACACTTAAACCAGTCGCACGTGATGATATTGCCCCATTTGTTGTTGCATCATTTGATATAGAATGTAATAGTTCGACTGGTAAATTTCCAGATCCCAATGTGAAAGGTGACGCATGTTTTCAAATTGCGATTTCCCTGTGTACATTTGGAAATGACGAACCATATGACAAGACGTGTTTATGTTACAAAAAAACAGATTCTAATCTAGAGGGGTCGAACATCATCAGTTTTGATACGGAGCGAGAATTACTTGAAGCGTTTCAGAAATATATACATGAAAAAGACGTGGATATTATGACTGGATGGAATATCTTCGGGTTCGATCTTAATTATATATACACACGAGCATTCATTGTAGGTTGTGATCCCGAGTTTTTCAAGCTCGGTAAATTGAAAAACCGGGAATGTGAAATTTCCATTAAAAACCTGAGTTCAAGTGCGTTAGGGGATAATGTTCTAAAACTCCTTCCTATGTCTGGACGATTCATATTCGATATGTTTCATGAAGTAAAGAAGGGGTATAAATTAGATTCATACAGCTTGAATAATGTTTCGAAGTTGTATCTAGGTGACCAGAAGATTGATATGTCACCAAGGGAGATGTTCGCGCGATATTTGGAAGGTGATCCGGTAAAACTTCGGGAAGTTGCTGAATATTGTATCAAGGATACTTTACTCCCACATAAACTCATGAAGAAGATGTGTATTCTACTCAACCTGGTTGAGATGGCTAAAGCGACATGGGTACCACTATGTTTCCTCGTTGAACGAGGTCAACAAATCAAGGTTTTTAGTCAATTGACCAAGAAAGCTCGCGAGTTGGGATTTATGGTCCCGACAATTCGCTACGGGCAGCTACCAGAAGAGCACTATGAAGGTGCTACTGTACTTGACGCACAGAAAGGTGCCTATTATACACCTATCACGGCACTCGATTTTGAAGCACTGTATCCATCGATTATGATGGCACATAATTTATGTTATTCTTCATACGTAATGAATGAGAAAGAATATGGAAACATACCTGGTATTGAATATGAAACGTTTACTATTGGTGATCGAACGTATAAATTTGCGCAAGATATCCCAAGCCTTTTACCAGCAATTCTTTTGGAACTCAAACAGTTTCGTAAAAAGGCGAAAAAGGATATGGCAACTGCAACCGGGTATATGAAAGAGGTGTATAATGGTAAACAATTGGCGTACAAAATTTCAATGAACTCTGTGTATGGCTTTACGGGTGCCGGTAAAGGTATTCTCCCATGTGTACCTATCGCATCTACAACCACGTATAAGGGTCGCGCAATGATCGAAGAGACAAAGAACTATGTAGAAGAAAACTTCCCAGGTGCGAAAGTTCGATATGGGGATACAGATTCAGTCATGGTAGAGTTTAATGTAGGAGATCGAGTAGGTGAAGAAGCTGTAAAGTATAGCTGGGAAATTGGCGAACAGGCTGCGAAAGAGTGTAGCGCACTGTTTAAGAAGCCAAACAACTTGGAGCTCGAGAAAGTGTATTGGCCATATTTCCTATATTCAAAGAAACGATACGCAGCTAAGCTTTGGACAAAGGGGAAAGATGACAAGATGCACATGGATTATATAGATATCAAGGGTCTTCAGGTTGTTCGTCGAGATAATACACCCCATGTTCGGGAGGTGTGTAAAGAACTCCTTGATGTCGTTCTTACATCGAGTGATACCGGGCCACCAAAGGAACTCGCTAAAGAACGCGCGATAGAACTTCTTTCGGGAGATGTACCACACGAGAAGCTCATATTGAGTCAAGGTCTCTCAGACCAGTACAAAGTTAATGGAAAATCTGTATCAATCAAGAGTTCCGAAAGTTGTAACATTAATCAAGCACACGTACAAGTTGTTAATAAAATGAGGGAGCGAAAACCAGGTTCAGAGCCACAATCCGGTGATCGTGTACCCTATCTTTTGACAAATACTGGTGATCCTAAAGCGAGGGCATTTGAAAAATCAGAAGATCCAGTGTATGTAAAGGAAAATAATATCCCGGTAGATTATAAATATTATTTCATAAATAAATTTTTGAACCCTGTATGTGACCTATTGGATCCATTATTCGAAAATACAAAACAAGAAATTTTTGGTGAACTCATTAACCAATGTAAACCACCACCAAAAAAACGCGAACCAGCATTGAGTTCAATGAAAAAAACGGATCTGGTGGAAGAATGTAAAAAGCTCGGACTAGAATCCGATGGAAATGTGTCAGAATTAAAAATTAGAATTAAAAATACGAGAATCAAACACGAAGAAAGTGTTGAAGACTTATTTAAAAACTATGAACTAGAACAAAGTAAGTAACTATGAGTTTCCGTATTAAAATTGTAGAAGTATTCGAAGAAGAATTGGAGGCACGTATTGATATTATGATGACTTCCTATGCAGAAATAATAGCAAATAAGTATCAAATTAAATTAGCTTCGTTATTAAAAGATATTCCTATATTGTCATCGAATCCCATATGTAAAGGTACGAAACCGGATGGTTCAAGATGTACATTTAAATCTAACCCCGGGGGATATTGTGGTAAACACCAAAAGCAAGGTGATAAAATTAAACAACGAACACACGAAAGTATCAATGGACATAATCATGGGCCAGGTCTTAGGAATGTAATTGGTTGCCCAGGTTGTGAAAAATCTGCATCATCGAAGGGACTTATAGATTTGGATTCTATTATTCATAATGAGTAAAACAGATATTCTACTAACATCAATAAACCATTTTTACAGCGAAGAATTAAATAGATCCAAGTTAATGAATATACTAGACAAGACCAGTGGCATATCCTTGAGAAACCTCGAATGGTTTATTACAAATTACGCCAAGAAAAATCACACATCCTACAAAACGACCGACGGTAAGATCTTTACCGTACACTACGCATATAAATCAAGTTTAGATGGGTACAGTAAGAAACTTTTTGATCCATTTTGTAGATCTGAAAAGTTCCCATATACCGTACCCGGTACATCTCATGAAATTCATACAACTTTGGCACAGTTGAATTTCATCAAATGGTGTATCAAGAATAAGATTATCGATTATATCAAGGATAATAAGACATCACTTTTTAATAAATAATTCCCCATAGTTCCACAGTACCCGGAACTATCGAGAAATTAAAATAGTATTTCCCCTACACCATCCTTAATACGAAGAATGTTATAGCTTTTAGCAATTATATGTACATCCTTTTCTACATGAACAACATAAGCCGCTGTGCTACTCGAAGGTGTAGTGTTGGCATACGCACCATCATTTGACAATTCCACTTCTATGGTAGCGTCTTTGATAACTGTAAAATTAAGATCACCCGATGGTTCCATATTATCTGGATGTAACGCGAAACTGTACATGGTTAAATTACTTTCGTAAGGGGATTGTTTGTGATATATATCAGGTATACATGCGGACAAAAATTGGTGAGAACCCGTTGTATCATCCAAAATTGGTAGTCCATCGCATGTTAATGTTACATATTTCTGGCGCATATAAATACATGGTACTGGTTTTTGAAATATTGCAGTAGGATTGTTTGTAAATATAGAATCAGGTTTACTCGCATTAGATAACGCATTTAAAGTATTAATTTCTTCGGTGGTCAATGGTTTATATTTTTTTTTAACTATAAAATAAAGCTCTTTGACACAATTTTTTAAATCCAATCGATACTTTTCATTTATCACCCCACTTCCCATAGTAAACGTATTATGTTGATTCTGTTCAATTAAAAGATCTTTACATAAAGATTTAATTGTTTTTCGTTCACGTTTATCTAAATGTATAACATCCATATTAAGTTTGAAATCTGAAAGCTGAAAATTATTACTTTTATGATCATTTGCGTAATCCCATTCTGATTTGGGTTTCGACGTGTCGAAACTTGTATTATCCACTGGAAAAAGAACCTCTCTACCATCTCGAAGTTTCATACGTATTTTGAGTTCCTGTGATTGTATAGAACATAAAGGAAATCCATATTTTGGACGATCGTGAAAATAAAACGGGAGCTCCACCATAAAGTTAAAAATCGCGCGATTCGTGAGACCTTGAACGTAATTACTTTCTAGTAGACGATGAAATTGTCCATTAATATTTTGTGTACCATAATGAAATCGTGGTGTAAATCTAGCATCGAAACTGGCATTATATT